GATATAAAGGTGCAGCTCACGCCGCTGCCGCCGGTGGCGGAAGAGTGGCTTTAGCGGTAGGTGGCCAAGCTCTTCTAAAAGCCATGCCAGGATTAAATATGATATTTGCAGCTGATCTTGCTTATCAGTTGGCCAAACTCGGTGGCATGGGGGTTAAGGGTGCGATTAATTTTGGAAAAGATGCGATGAAATCAATGCAGGGTAATATTAACGGTGGAATGTTTGGAACATATAAAGATGATGAAGTCAGAGCTACCTCAAGGGCAAGGGGAGTGATGGCTATTCAAAATTCAAGACTTAATGCCAGGTCGCTTCTTGGTTCAGAGGGCGCAATGATGGCTGCGCATTTTGGATAGATTATGCTAAGCAAAACATTGGAATTTAGAAAACAACTAGAGGGTTTGTCTAGAGATGATTTAATTGAAATTATTCAATCTCAAAACCCCGAGTATGTAAAACAAATCAATAGAATTGAATGGGTATTTAAAAATAAATTGTCCCATCTTAATTGGCAAGATGGTTCACCCGTTTTGCAAAAACCAATGACGAACAGAGAATTGGCCTTACTCGTGGATGAACCATTTGAAATTGATAATGCCCTGCTCAATGCCGGCCTATCGGCAGAAATGCAAAGACAGATACACATCGCAAAAGACCCATGCAGGTGGGCAAAGCATTTTTTGCGGAGCTGAAACTAGAGTTTATCAAACTTTGATTTTAAGAGATCCTTCACTGCGTAAGGTTTTAAGAGCCGGACGTCGTTTGGGGAAAACATTTAGTATGGCTATCGCTTTGCTGCATTATAGTTATACGAATAAAGATGGCCGTTGTTTAGTTATTGCACCAATGAAAACTCAAGTAGAACTTATTTATCAAGAAATAAATAGATTAGCATCAAAAAATCAAATTGTGTCTAGCTCAATTATAAGAAAAGTTGCAAGTCCACAGTTTATGATTGAATTTTCAAATAATTCTACAATTAGATTTTTTACTTCTGGAATGAGATCTGGCGGTAAGTCCGACGTAGCTCGTGGTCAGGAGGCACATATAATTGTTTTAGATGAAATGGACTATATGCATACGGATGATCTAGACGCCCTATACGCAATGTTGCAAAAAACCGCAGAAGACCAACCAGATAAAGTTCTCATTGGTGCATCTACCCCAACGGGTAGGAGGGAAAGATTCTGGGAATGGTGCAGATCGGAAAGATTCAGAGAATTTTGGTTTCCTTCATACTGCAATCCATTCTTTTCCAAAGAACAGGAAGACGAATTTAGAGAGCAATATTCAGAAATGGGATATAGACATGAAATAGAGGCAGATTGGGGCGAGGACGCAGAGGGTGTTTATCCAAGAAAATACATAGACTCAGCTTTTGTGGATCCATCCTGGAACTATATACCCGAAATAACTTCTGCGAGATCCATTTACACAATTGGAGTTGACTGGGATAAATACGGAGCAGGAACAAATATAGTCGTACTAGAAGCATGTAATCAAAATCATGAAGAGGAAAGATTTAGAAATAAAATAAGAGTAGCTTACAGAGAAGAAATTAAAAAATCAGAATACACATTGACAAACGCGGTAAATAGAATTGTTGAATTGAATGAATCATTTCAACCCAAGCACATTTATGTTGACAGGGGGTATGGAGAAGTTCAAGTAGAGCTGTTGAGAAAATATGGAACAGAAAATCCAAAGTCCAATTTAAAAGATAGAGTAAAGGGGATTGGATTTGGTGAGTTAATTGAAATTAGAGATCCATATACTAGGCTTCCAGTTAAAAAAGAAATAAAACCTTATATGGTTGACAATTTAAGGCAATATCTTGAAAAGTCAATAATGCTATTTCCTGTATCAGACGAAGAATTATATATGCAACTAATATCATATGTTGTAGTTAGAACCACCCAAACTGGTAGGCCAGTATTTGAAGCGGGTGGTTCGGCGGTTGATCACGCTCACGATGCGCTCATGCTGGCGTTATTAGCAATTACCGAAAACTATGGTGAATTTGGCAGGGGTGAAATAGCAACTAATGTTGAGTCATTTTCAAATACATTTTTCATGCCCAAGACTCGAGGCAAAAAAGATGATGATTATGAGAGTAAAAAATCTGATATAATTTTAAACGTTAATAGAACGGCTCAATTAAAACCAAGATTCAGCAAAAAGGGAAATACTAAAAAAATAGATAGAAAGATGTTTTAAAAGTTTTTATGTCAATTATCAACGATATCCAAAATGATCCAATACCAGAAAATGCGGTATTTGCAGATTATAAATCCGAAACTAATAGCTCTGCTTCTGACCACGAAGACCCAGCTAATCTTGGTTCCAAAAACAGAGCCCTTTTAAAAAACGAATTAGGCGCATATGGTAGCGACCAAACGTATTCTGTTTCTTTGGGAATTGTAAGACAAGAAGCAAATAATACGATATCAAAACTAAATCAATTTAAATCTGATTTAGAAAATTTGTTAAGGCAAGTAAACTTAGATCCGTTTAATAGTATTTCATTAGAAGAATCTCATAAATATGTTTGGGATCAAATAAATAATATGGAAATTAATTTTCCAAAAATTGAAATAGAAAACTATCCAGGAGATAGGAAATATCCAACTCCACCGTTTATCTGTTTTGATCAATACATTTATGCAGAAACGGGTGATACCAGAGGTTATAGGAGGTTTGTCAAAGAATATGATAATCTTATTTCTAATTCTAGCTTTGGTCATTTTTATGACTACAGAGAAATTATCCAGTATTTACTGGTTGAGGCTTCATGCATAAAACTATCCCTAACCAGAGATTTTGGAAATTCTTATGAAGATGAATCGCAACAACAAGTCGCCTCACATTATTTTTACTGGTTCAAAATGGCGCTCCACTATCAGAAACTCTTTGCCGAAAACATCTTATTCACGCCAACACAACTGCCACAAGCCGAAGTGGATAAAGCAACTAAAAAACAAGCAGCTCAATTCCAAGCTTTTTTTTCGATCAAAGTAGACTCCCTAACTACGATAGTTGATTCGGAATTAGAGTCTTTGTATAGAGATTTGGTTTCAAACTGCGATGTGTTCTATGATAATTTTCTTGGTCCGTCTCTAAGGTTTAAAGCAAAAGTGGCTTCTGATTTTTCAGTAGATCTACGAACAACAAATATGAGATCTAGTCTTCCAACTATGTCTGAAGAAGCAGTAATCGCGCTATTGGTAGCAGAGGGAAATTTTAAGTCAATACTTAGTGATTTAATCGAAAGAAGAAACATTACAACATCAAAAATAGAAAATTTATATCAAAACATACTTCAAAGAAGAAAGTATGCCAATTATATTGCACAACTTTCAGTAAAAGCAATTAAAAAAGAAAAAATAGTTACTCAAAACATAAATGAAAATTACGCATCTTTATTGCAATCTATCATAAACACAGATAACATAAACCCACTAAAGTCAAGTCATGCTTTACTGGATGACCTGAACGAAGACAGCCATCCTCAATATTTAATGAAATCGGGTGGAAAAATAACTGGAGATATAAGCGTAGAAAACGACGCCAAAATAGATGGTGTTAAGATATCCACCCATGCTCACAGTGGAGTTGATGGGTCTGGGCGAATAAGATCGATAGATATTGATTATGATTCAATTAGAAGAGACATCAAGATAAAGCAAGTAAGCTCACTTCAGAATGAAATATTTATTTCAATAGACTCATTTACGCCAGACATTCTGCAGGGCGGTACGCCAGTAGCGGATGTTAATATAGGTATCGATGTACCGGACGAATTTATTGACAAATATGATTTTGAGATATTATATACGGAATTATAAATTATGACTTGGTTTAAATATCTAAACAACAATGTCAATCTAAGGGTGCCTGAATCTTTTGAGTATATTCAGCCGTCTTTAAAAAGAGAGTTGTCTCTTTCTGCGCCAAGAGATTATATTTACAAAAATGATTGGCTTTTTGTGGATATGGGAAATAATGAAATAAATAAAATTTATAATAAGTCTTCCTTAAAAGAAGATCAAAACCATTCTTATGTAATTATTTACGAATACGACAATTTAGATCCAACAAAATTGAGCTCCACTCCAGCACCAACAAAAACTACAATGGTTAATAACATTGTTTATTTTCAAGCAGTTAAAGACCATAAAGAAAATTATCAAATGGATGGTAAGTACTCATTATATTATGGTCAAGATTATTTAAAATATATTCATGCTACTCCCTATGTCAAAGACAATGAAACGAAATATGATTACATAGCAATTTCCAAAGAACTAGCAGAATCATACGATGATGATCAAAATACCCCGAGGCTGTATGATGCGACACCTTCAAATATTAATTTATATCAAACAGTATTAACGGCAGAATCAAAAAATTATTATACTTTAGCATTTTTTAATGATGGAATTGATTGGAAAAATTCTGTCTCCCAAAAACCTGGAGCAAAAGCGCTCGCAAATTTCAGTGGTCCAAACGTAGATTTACATGCTATAACAGGCCCATCAAATGGAAAAATTAGAATAAGAATTGTTTCAAAACAACAAAGCGCATCCGACATAGAAAAAATAGCCCTTGATTGGACGGAAATAGATTGTTTTTCTTTAACAGAACAAGAAGTGGTAATATTTAATAAAACTAATTTAGAATATAAAGATTATAATCTTGAAATCGAAGTATTAGAAGATAAAAATACGTTGTCAACTGGAAAATCTATAGAAATAACCAAAGTATCTTTTTTAAAAAACATGTATATAACGTTTGGAGAACAGTTAATTAATGATACATTAGTGTTTACTTCGTTGGGGGGAATTAGATAATGGCAAGAATAAAAAAAACAATACAAAATCTCAAGCCGGGTAAGCAATATTTGCTTACGGTAAAACCAAAGGATGCTGACGTCAACGCCGTTTTTGATCCAACTTCTGCATTAAGATTTGTTGTTCCGACTGACATAACTCAACCGCAAAATCTTGGCAATTTTGTAATTGTTGGAAACTACAAATCAATAATGATTAGTTTCAATCCTTCTAATGATCGAGATTTAGCAGGATATTTCTATGAAGTTTATCTACCAGAAGATATAGGTCAACAGGGTTCTGAATATGTAATTTTGTCGGGCGCTGAGCCTCTAGTTTCTCGGATTTTCTGCATCTAATGTTATTGCAGTAGATGTTCCCCAAAATACAACAAGTCAGGTAACAGTAGATCAAAATACCGGAGTTTCAACAGAGCAAACAACAGAAAAGCTTTACTTTGGAAGAGTAAGGAGCGTTGATACAACAGGCAACTTTTCGTCATGGACACCAATAGTTGCTTCCACGGCAACAACTCTAATTGATTCAGCTCATATTAAAAATCTTACGGCAAGCAAAATAACCGCAGGAACAATAGGTGCTCATACCATAACAATGGCAGGCGCAACATCAATAATTAAGTCCTCAAACTTTGATGGAACTCCAGCTGAAAATGGTAGTTATTATAATGCAACTACTGGTTGGCTTATTAATGGTCAGGGTAAAGCATATTTTTATGATGCAACGATAGTGGGGTCAATTGAAGTGGGGGCAATTCACATTGGGGGTTTCGATTCTGGATCATTTCATGTCGATACTGAGGGCAACATGTGGCTCGGTTCTGGAACGTTGGCCAATGCCCCCTTTAGGGTTGTCAAAGAGGGCGACGTAACAGCAAAAAGCCTTACATTAACTGGAACAACTGAGATTTCAACTGAACCAACCTCAGATGCAAAAATTTATCTAGGCGCAGGAAACTACAATAATGAAGACACTCCCTTTTATGTTGACAATACATCTCAATTTTCTTTAGGCAATAAGTTGACCTGGGACGGGAACAACCTGGTAGTGCAGGGAATTTTGAAATTTCCAGACGGATCCACCCCATTGGCCGATGAAGGCGTTGAAGATGCCGTTGAAGAAGTCATATCAAGTGGTTTTGTCGGCGGTTTGACTATATCAAGTAGCAAAATGTTCTATGGTGCTGGAAATTTCGCCAATCAAGACACCGCATTTTATGTTGGCAAGAATTCTTCTACTGGGCAGGCAGATTTTTCTCTTGGGGACAAACTGAGCTGGAACGGCACGAATCTAATAGCAAAAGGAACAATAGAAGCAACTGGGGGAAAGATTGGGCCGTATAGCATTACAAATGAAGGAATTTCTGAAGAGTCGGGGATTAGAAGTGTAAAGATTCATCCATTAATCAATTCAGAAAACGAACCACTTATAACAATAGCTTATGGTCCTTATGTGACAAAAATGTCAGCATTCGGTTTCAATTTAGAAACTGGCGGCGGTGAAGAAGGTCCACGGTGCTAGTACATATATTGCTGCAGGTAATATTAATACTTCAGGCACGGTAAACTCTTCTAGTTTTATTAGCGCAAACGATAAATTTCTTGGAAAAGAAATCTCTTCATTTCGGATATTCTAGCAAACTTACAGTAAACAGTGAAACCGGAATTCGTTACACAGCATCAAATTTGGGCGCAGATTCGTTTGGATTAGCTTTTGGATGGACTAATTCGAATGGAAGATTACTTTTTATTGTCAACAATGACAATAATGTAAAACGGTTACATTGAAAGAACACTAACTTCTGATAGAAGATTAAAGGAGAATATAACTAATGTTTCTCAGCAAGAACTCAACAAAATATATTCACTATCAGTAAAAGAATTTAATTACATTGATGAAGCTCCACAAGAATGGCTGCGAGGAAAACATTCTGTTGGATTAATAGCAGACGAAATCGCTGATGTTTTTCCGGAAATGGTAGCATTTGACCCAATTGAAAGACATATTGTTCATTCCTATTTGAATGATGGATTGTATTTTAATGAAGATCAAATGAATATTTATGGAGCTGGACCTTATGAATTTATGGAAGATGGTGTTTATAGAATCGCAGAATATCAACAAATTTCTTATAATCAATTTATACCCTATCTCTTAGCAACTATTAATGATTTAAATGGGAGATTAACTTTACTAGAATCAAACTAAAAATTTTCATAAAAGATAGAAAACACAAAAAGAAAATGGTATAATAGAAAGATGTCCAAAGAAACTTCTAACATTGAAGAGGCAGAACAGTCGTTATCGGGAGCTGTTGCGCAGAATCAGCAGCCTAACCAAGCCCAGAAAGATTTTAGTTCTGAGCTGGATATTAATTTGGTTATAGCGTCTTTTCAGGAAAAACTAGCCCAATTGACTATTGAGCTTGTGGTAAAAGATGCTACAATTAAAAAGTTAACAAATATTATCAATAATATGAGAGGACAAAAGTAATGAGCGATGCACAAAATGAAACAAAAGAATTTAAGGTAGAAATAAAGATTTCTGAAAAAAATCTTTCCTATAAAAGCGATTTTTCTGAAGCAGAGACGATTTTTTGGCTTGAAGCTGTTAAGGGTCTCATAATTAAAAAAACGTTTGATTCAGCGGGTATGATAGAATCTGTATAAAATACAGCCCAGACAATATAGCCTTACTATTACCCCGTAAAACTATATTAAGGATGTAAAATGGCACTTAAAGATTATTTACCTTTTTCTATTACAGGCGAAGAATTGGGGTCAAAAGAAAAAATTCTATCGTCAGATGATATAAAATCTATTTCCAAAACAATGAGAGTCGCTACCCTGGCATTGGGATTTCAGGGTACTTCCTATTTCTTTGCTAAGAGAGCCTCATTTGAGCCACCTGCGTATGATTTTGATAGAATATTACAGGCCATTGATACGGATTCTTATGTAAAACAGGCCATATCAAAACACAAAGAACTTTTTTGGAAAGAAGGGTGGGAAATAGTCTCCGAAAATCAAGACGCAGTCTCGTATCTACTCCAAAGAATAGATTATATGGAAATGGCGATGAAAAGACCATTTCTAGATTTCTTGATTGAAGTTTCAGACCAATTATTTAAATTTGGGAACGCTTTTGTAGTTAAAGGAAGAGGCGATATTGCCTCATATTTCCCCAGCAAACTTGCGCCGGTGAATGCTGAGTATCCAATAGCTGGATACTATCTTATTCCAACTGAGCAAGTGAGAATTCTTAGAGACAAACACAATAGACCAAAAGCTTATCAGCAGGCTACTGATCCCCTAACTTATTCACCAACTGATAGAGATCCTGTTTGGTCCGCAGATAGGGTTATTCATCTTCATTTAGATAGAAAACCCGGAAGAGCATTTGGCACTCCATACATAAGCAACGTACTCGATGACGTAATTGCCCTAAGGCAAATTGAGGAAGATATACAAAACCTAGTTCATAGAGAACTATTTCCTTTGTATAAATATAAGATTGGTACAGCTGAACAGCCAGCGGAGCCGCAAGAAATAGAACAAGCTGCTCTTGAAATAGAAAATTTAAGAGCTGAAGGTGGGTTGATTTTACCATTTAGACATGATATAGAAATTATTGGCTCTGAAAATACAGCGTTAGATGCTTCTAAATACTTAGACCATTTTAAGGAAAGAGTAGCAGTTGGCCTGGGTGTTGCCCCCCATCATTTGGGCATGACGATGAATGGTGGCAATAGATCTGTAACCGACAGACTAGATGTTGCTTTATATGATAAAATAAAGCAGACACAAAAAATCTTTGCCGAGATGATAAGACTTAATATATTTAATGAACTATTATTTGAAGGTGGATATGATCCAACTATAAATCCATCTATAGTTGGCGAATCAGATCGATGCTTTTTTAAGTTTAAAGAAATAGATGTTGATACTCAAGTTAAAAAAGAAAATCATATTATTCAAAAGTTTGTGAATAATACGATAACACTTAGCGAAGTTAGGTTAGCATTGGGCATGAGTGCCGATGTTAATGACGAAGAGCTATATAGCGGTCTACAGGCTAAAACTCAAATCAATATAGCTAGCGCTCAAGCAGAAGTATCTGCAAAAAACGTACCAGATCCGAAAAACTCCGACGGCCAAAAATCTGCACCAGCCGGTCAAAGAAACCTGCCCAACCCGAGAAAAGGAGCTGGAAATAAATCAAGACCACAGAACCAAAATGGCCGCTCTTCTTCTCCGAATATTAGAAGACATGATAATAAATTTTTAACAGTAATTGAAAGTCTCCTAGAAAAAGAGTATAATGTAATAGGAACGGATATTGAAAAGGGTGATAAAAATGTCTGATGTTAACAATATTGAAGAGCAAGATATTTTGGAAGATTTTAGAACAGCAGTTCGCAACGGTCAAACTCGCTTAGCGCTTGAGATACTTGTTGATGTAATTGATTCAATTGTTGAAAGAGTTTTTCCTATTGTCGAAATTCTTGAACCCACAAAAGAAACACCACAAACAGTGCAATCGGTTCAGGTTGAAACAGTCAACGAAAAACTATCTCCAAAAAAGAAGACAAAAAAAGATGAGCCGATTACCGCAGTCACTGAATAGGGGTTTTCTTTTTTAATGGTTAATGTATTAATAGGGTGTCCCATATATAAAAGAGATTGGATATTTCCCTATTGGATATCTTGTATTGAAAATCAAGAATTGGATTTTTCAAAAATTGGTTTTGTTTTTGAGACCTCTCCAGATGACGAAGAAACCATATTTATGTTAACAAAGTATAGAAATGCTCGACCAAGTATTGAGGTATTTGAAATTGATGTAAGAAATGAGATAACCCATTTTAATCATCAAGAAAATTCAAGATCTTGGAGTATGTCCAAGTATTTAAACATGGTCTTTTTAAGAAATAAAATGTTAGAAAAGGTAAGAGAAATAAATCCAGATTATTTTTTTAGTCTTGATTCTGATGTTCTTTTAACAAATTCAAACACTATAAATTATCTAGTCAGCCATATCCAAGATGGTGCAGATGCGGTTAGCCCACTTATGTTCATGACCCCGAATGACACAATGTATCCCAGCGTAATGAATTGGATAGATAAACCAGGCGGACAGGGATATAGAAAAGAAAGATATCCCTTAGGAGAATATTTTAAGTCTGATATAATCATGGCAGCAAAAATGATGTCAAAGACGACATATCAAACGATTAATTATGAACTACACAGTCAGGGTGAGGATTTGGGGTGGTGCGCAAATGCCGCCAAAGCCGGGCTAAGCCTTTTTTCAGCCTCTTATATTTATGCTCCACACATAATGCACAGAGCAATGCTTAATAGATTTCTTAGAGAAGGCGATTTAAGAGGTTCTGAACATTTAAAGATGTCGTAGAAAGTATGATATATTTATATAATATTGTTTAATCTTATAAATAGTGCATTTACTATAAATAGCGAATAGTTATGTTTGGAGATAAAAATGGCTTTTGATTTCACAGAGAATTTTACTCTTGAACTACCAGACTTTTCAAAACTGCAAACAGAGTTTTCTGAATCTTTTAATGAAAAATATGGTTTAATTATTGAAGTAGCCGCAATTCATGAGCGGATTAACCGTAAATTATAACAACTACTCTGCAGCTGAGCTGGAAAAGTCCTTACAATCCTGGGTTGAACCCTATCCAAAACCAATTATTTTAAATCACGATCTTAATGGCGAACCAATCGGTAGAGTTATTGCAGCCAAAATGGATAAAGAGGCAGATGGTGATAATTTTATCAGACTTCAGATAGCGATTACCGATCCATCGGCAGTTCAAAAAATTGCAGATAAAAGATATCTGACCGGTTCTGTTGGGGGAAGAGCTGGTAAAGCCATTTGTTCAATATCTGGTGATGATTTAGCCAAAGAAGATGATAATGGTAGACCAAAATTTTCAAAATATAAGAGAGGCAAGGTTTATAAGGGCAAATTAGCATTTATAGACATGCAAGACATCGCTTTTAAAGAATATTCTTTCGTTAATCAGCCAGCAGATCAAAGATCTGGAGTAAGATCTTCTAAAAAAATAGATGGTTCTGTAAAAACGGCTGATTCAGACAATTGGACGGCTAAAACAACGGCTTTTATTATTCATATGGATAAAGAGGATATAGTTTCAGTTGAAAAAAATGAGTCAATTTTTAATGGTTTCAAAAAAAAGGAATCAAGACCAGTCTTTTTGCACCTTAAAGGTGCGTTTTTAACAGCAATGGCTATACAGGAAAGTGAAACTGATAGGCAGAAAGATAATACATTACTATTTGTCCAGAATAGTGTAGATGGAAAGCATGAGGAGAACCCTAAAATGAATAAAGAAGTTAAAGAAGAAAATGTTTTAGAGGTTGTTGAGGCGCTAGCTCAAGATCTACAGGCAAAATCCGCTGAGGAAAACCAAACAGAATTAGAAACGCCAGTTAATGATCGGTATTGTTGGAATAGTAAATCCAACACAAAATCCAGAGAAGGCTTTAGAACAGATCTCATCTGAGAATTCAGAAAAGACAGAAGAACAAGCAGAACAAGCTGTTGAATCTGTAGACGCTGAAAAACCAGAAGAGGCTTCTTCAACAGAAACAGAAGAAGCAAAAGAGACTGAAGAGCCAAAAGCAGAACTCAGTGACAATAAAGAAAATGCTGAGCAAAATGCTGATGAGACTCAAAAGAAAATTCAGTCTCTCGAAGAAGAAAATAGAAAACTCAAAGAAGCACTTCATCGCACTTTGGTTGAAAGGGTTATTGATACAAAAATTGCTCTTGGAATCGAATCAGCAGAAGATAGAGATGCTCTCATCGAAGATCATACGAAGAGAACAGCTACATCACTTGCTGATTCATTGAGGGATATGGCAAAGCTACCAGTAGTTAATTCAGTAAAAACAAAAGAATTTGTTGACATTAATGTTGAAAGCGAAGTAGTATCTAACGAAGAGCAAAATGTATTAACAATTGATCAAGAGGTCGAAGCCGCTGAAAATAAAGAGGAAAATACAGCTGAAACAATGCTAGAAGATCTTCTGGTTGATGCTTTGATGGGTCGCAAAAAACTTTAAAAATAAGGAGATAATCACATGAGCTTAGCAAAATTTCGCAAAGTAGGGACCAAGACTGGCGCAGGTCGTTTTGTAGTTTCAGAGGGTGTCGCACCTTCGGCCTACATTCTTCCGTCAGTTGCACTTCCAACTTGGTATTCAGATTCAGAAGATGATCGTTTCGAAGTCGTTATTCCGAAAGGTACAATTCTTTCGGTCGTAACAGATGATAGTGGCGATTCGCGTTTTGTTCCAGCTAACGGTAGCTCAGCCTCGGTAACATGGGGTGACACTATTTCGGGTTGGAACCCACTAGCCGGTGCAACACCAGTTGCTGGTGCTTCTGGCGACACACAGGCAGTTGGTGCCCGTTCAGTCCCAGTTGGCTGCGCACAATACGATCTTTACAGGCCATTTGACAAGGGCACATCGCAAGGTGCCGGATTCATTACACACGGCTATGTAGAGTATCCCATGGTTACAAACGTAAATGCTGATGTTGCTGCTGGTGACTTGATTGCAGCTGACTTTATGGGTCGTGCAAGAAAGTTGGCAACAGCCGACATGACTTTGTATCCATGGTTGTGTGTTGGTAAGGTAATCGAAGTCGAGAAGTTTGCAACAAACTTTGATGACGGTCTACTTTCCTATATGCAACTGCCATCAGATCCGGGTGCTCTGAAGACGGTATATGAAATTACGCGTGAAGGCACCTTTAAGAACAAGTTGGGCATCCGTTCCAATTTGGATGTTACGAACGTCATTGGCGCATTCCGCGTTAACCTGGCGCTCTAAACTAAAGTAAGAAAACAACAACAGGAGGATAGATCCTAAGATGAGTAAGACAATACAAGAACTCCTCTCGGGTCTCCCAGCTTGGGAAGCCGCATTTGCTGAGGATGGTTACATCGATTCAGAGAACAGAGTGACAATCAAGGAGGCCTTTGCATCTTCTGATGCAGCAGCGCTGTTCCCTAAGGTCATTTCGCGTACTCTGAAAGAGGCAGCCGAACCACAGCTTTTGGTGACTCCGCTCCTTTCAACAGTGCGCCTCGGCAAGGGTCGTTCTTTGGAATTCCCAGCGGTAAACGCAATTCAAGCTGCTGAGATTCCAGAAGGACAAGAATACCCAGAGCAGGCACTCGCATTTGCAAAGCAAGTCGAGGGCAAGGTGTCAAAGAAGGGTGTTAAGCTGGCTTTCACAGAGGAAGTTATTGCTGACTCACTTTGGGACATTGTAGGAATGCATGTTCGCGCCGCAGGTCGTGCCATGGCACGTCTTAAGGAGCAGATTGCACTCAGTCGCTTTAAGGACGCTGCAACAATCGTCTTTGACAACGACACGGCAGGCATAGATGACACGACTGGTCGCGATATTAATGGCGCAGCCAACAATACCGTTACCTGGGATGACGTCGTTGACATGTCCGCAGTCTTGATGGCTGAAAATCATGTTCCAACAGACTTCATCATGCACCCACTTATGTGGTCGTTGTTCCTCAAGGACTCAATCTTCCATGCAGGTGGATCTGCAGCTGCAGTCAACACAAGCTGGGGTTACCGTCCAGACTCTAAGGAGGGTGCGCTCAATGCCACAGCTCCAATGGGTCTTAACGTTATCGTTTCGCCTTTCGTTAGCTTTACTGCTAAGAGCGGTGCAACGCCAGCCAAGTCAGACCTGTTCCTAATCGACCGTAACGAGGTTGGCACTCTTCTCGTCAAGGATGACATGAGCACAGATCAGTTCGATGATCCGTCACGTGACATTCGTCAGATGAAGATGAAGGAGCGCTATGACATCGTAATGCTCGGCGACGGTGAGGGTATCACAGTTGCAAAGAACGTTAGACTCGCTCGCAACTACGACGTACAAGTCAGTAGAAGTATTACGAGCGCGCTCTGATAGACAGGCCTTAGAGCTATTATAGTTACGAAACTCTAGGAAGAGATTTGGGGTGGCTACAAAGCCACCCCTTATCTTTTTTTGTTTTTTAGTTACTAGTTAGGTAGATGTTTTAGGAGTTTGCCGTGCCGTTGAATTTAATTGATTATGCAGCTGTTAACCTTGATAGAGTAAAAATCAAGTTTGGCAGAACTATCAAAATAAGTTCAATAGTTAATGATAAATTCATTGTTCAGACATCTGCTGCTACTCCAACATCTGTACAAGATCCATTTAAAAAAATAAATACATTAGCTGATTATAATACAATTTCCAGAACACTGACTCTTTATTGGAATAAAACTCTTGTTTCTGGTCAAGAATATCATATAAGAGTAGTTGGTCTTCTAGATGCGGCTAACGAAATTGCACCAGAAGAAAAAATTGCATTTATAAAACAAGACGCCGCTACTCCATCTGGTGTCTCTTCGTCTGCTATTCCCGTTTTAGAGGAAATATATGTTGAAGATAAGTCTGTTTTATTAGAAGCATACACATCTCATCAGATTATAGCTAAAAATCCTGAATTTTATATCAAAGATGTAGATCCAAAAAATGGTTCATTCTATATTGATAATAGTTATAACAATGGAAGATTGACCATTTTATTTAATGCTCGTCCAGCATCAAATTTTCTCAATAGTAAATATTTTAAAGTACAAAGCAAAAAAATACAAAGAGCTCCATCTAGATGGGAAGCAGTCTCAGTTAAAATACAAATGCATTCGTGGAAACCGGAAGTATATATTGACTTTCCATCACTTGAAGACGCAACGCCTTCTTATTTCACAGAGGGAAAAAAATATTTTCAAAAAGGATACAAATATAGAATTACAGTTTCCAAAGATGTTGGTATATAATATGGCAAATTTTATTTACAAAAAAGCCAAAGAATCAATGTTAAATGGGGATATTAATGTTAATGGAGCTTCTTTGAAAATAATTTTGGCAAATAAATCTTTATATACAGCAAATTCTTCGGTAGATCAATTTGTGAGTGACATTCCGGCAAATGCAATTGTAAAAATATCAAATTCGATTACAAACGTAACAACCGCTCTTGGAATACTGGATGCAGACGACCTTTTAATTCCAGAACACGACGGTACAGAATTTGATGCAATTATAATGTTTCAACAGGGTGCAAGTGACGAAAGTTCAAGATTAATTTTTTATATAGACAATTCAGCTGGCTTGCCATTTGATAGTAATACTGGCTCAATTCCAATTACTATAATTTGGAATGATGATTCAAATAAAATCCTAACCCTTTAAGAGGTTTAAATGCCAACGTCATATCCGGGATCTTTAGATAACTTAATTAATCCAACCGCGTCAGATACGCTTAATTCCAACACCGTCCCCCATCATGCTCAGCACGCAAATATCAATGACGCCGTAGAAGCTATACAGACTGTTTTGGGTATAAATCCAGCTGGATCACATTTAACATTAAAAGACAGAGTTATTAGCGCAGAAACACAAATTGCTGATCAATCACTCTTAAATGGATTGGTTGATGTTACTATAAACTCGGTAGCATATGGTCAAATTTTGCGCTACAACGGCACAGCTTGGACGAATTACAATGAAGAAAATTTATTAGATGGAGGCAACTTTTAAATGGCTAATACAATTA